CAGCGCGGTTTTACCCAACTGGAAATGGATGCGGTTTTGGCCTTCAAGTTCAGCGTTGTGGTTAAATCCAATGATAAATGCGTATGTTGTGTAATTCGATAGTGTAAGATGTCCAACCGTTCCGTTAAGTGTTACTTCCTTTCGGTCGCCGATGCTCCAATAGTTCGCGCCCTTTCCAGCGTCGGAAACGGACTTGATAACGCTCCACTCGTTATTGTTGAGCGTAGAGCTCACGAAAGTAAGCGTCAGCGCGTAGGAGGTCGTGGAGGACACGACATTGACGGAGTCGCTTGTCGTTTGTCCGTTCTTTGTGGCGACGATTGTATATGTGCCGGTTTCCGTTACGGTAAATACTACCGTTCCTGTGCTGGTTTTCGTCTGTAAGGTTGTGCCGTTCTTCTTCAGCACAACGGACGCGCCGGATTCGACCGTTACCGTGATCGTCGCGCTGAAGAACGTCAGGGACGTTGTATAACGATCCGTAAAAGTGACGCTTTTCGTATCGGACGTTTGCCCATTGTGTGTCGCCTTTACGCTCCATGTGCCGGCCTCCGGAACAGTCAGCGTACACGTTCCGTCAACGGATGTGCCGCTTACGACCTTGCTTCCTTTCGTCGCGGTAACAGTTGCACCAGATGTCACAGACACGACGATCTTCAATTCCGTGCCGGTCTGAATGGCTTGAATGGCGGAAATAAATCCGGATGGGAATTGCAGATCGGCGCTGGTGTTGCCCTTTGTCCGGATCGCGTCCGCGACCTGCGTCAGCTTCGAATCCAGCGACGCAGAATCAACGACCTTGTCATACGCCATCAGTACGCACCTCCGCTCCACGTCGGCAGCGCCGCCAGCACGTCATTGACCATGCTCGTCTGATCTGCCGCCGTCCAGTAATCCATCCCCTTGACCGGCGTATGACCGGCGGGGCCTTGCGGGCCGGTCTCGCCGGGGTCGCCTTTCACGCCAGGTTCGCCCTTTGGCCCCTGCGGCCCCTCCGGGCCGGTCGCGCCTGCCGCGCCTGTTTCACCTTTCTCGCCTGTTTCACCTTTCGCGCCCTGTTCGCCCTGCGGCCCCTGTTCGCCCTGTTGGCCTTTGATGTTTACCGAGGCAGGATTGGTCTTCCCGCCGTCGTTCGTCCAGCTGAGCGTCCCGTCCGCTGACACGGACGGCGTGAACGTCGTGCCCGTCGCGCCGGGTGCGCCAGCCGCACCGGGGCTGCCGTCTTTGCCCGGTTCTCCCTGTGCGCCAGTATCGCCCTTGTCGCCCTTCTCGCCCTTCGCGCCCTGCAAGGGGCCGTTGTTGACCCACGCAGAGGTCACGCCGTCGTAGATGTAAATGTCATACGGCTCCGCCGTGCCCACGCCGTAAGCGTCGCCAGCCGTTGGATTCGTCACCGCAGCGGCCAGTGCCTGTGCCGTTGCGTAGTAGCCCGAGATGGTCAATCCCTTTCCGGGTTCGCCCTTCTCGCCCTTTGGCCCCTGCGGGCCTGTCGCGCCTGTCGCGCCGGTATCTCCTTTCGGCCCTTGCTCGCCTTGGATGCCTTGTTCACCCTGCGGGCCTTGTGGGCCGGTCACACCGGTGTCACCCTTGGGGCCTTGCGGGCCAGTCGCGCCCGTCGCGCCAGTTTCGCCCTTGGCGCCCGTTGCGCCCGTGTCACCCTTCTCCCCCCGGTCGCCCTTCTCGCCCTTCGCGCCAGTGTCTCCCTTCGGCCCCTGCGGCCCCATGACGGAACCCATATCCAGCTCTTTTCCGTCCGTCAGCGTAAAGATCAGATGGCCGTCCGCCTCGCGGACTTCAATGCCCTTCACGCCGCGCGAGGTCTGCCCGCTCAATGTGACCAAAATACTGTTCGGAATTTCAACCTTCACTGTCTCACCTCATTCTACCCGGACTTTGTTGTCCCGCGCCAGCGTCGTCCGGTCTCCGTGCGAAAATTCCACGTCGTAGGTGTATCTGCCCTTCGGGAACTTCGCGCTGATCTCCGCGTCGACCACAAGCGTCACCTGATTGTTCGCGACGTTCGAAAACGTCTTGCTCCAAACCTCCGCCCGCGTGTCGTCGCGGAACGTGATCTTCACCGTGTCCGTCGCCCCAATGTCCACGGCCGCTCCGTCCTGATCGACAAGATCCGCCTGAATGACGACGCTGAATGTGTCTCCGGCATACCAGCACAGCACGCCGTTCGAGATTCGCGGGCTTGCGTATGCTCCCGGAATTGGAATTCCCATTTTCATCAACTCCTTTCCCTCAGTGTAACAGCTCCACCCAGCAGATTCACCCCACGCAGCACTTGACGGCTCTGCCCTCCGCGCGCTATACTGTTCTTATCTCAAACAGGAGGAGAATATTTTATGCTGGACAAGAACGATTTGGCACTCATTCAGGATTTGCTCGACACACAGACTGCCCGCATGATGGATGCAATGGAGGCCCAGAAAAAAGAGATTCTTCAGGAGACCGCCGCCGCCACGCGCGTTCTTATCGAATCTTCAATTATGCCGAAATTCAATCTTCTCGCCGAAGGCCAACAGACTCTGCTTGAAACGCTCGCCCCGAAAAGCCGCGTGGAAGAGCTGGAGGAAGAGGTCGATTTCCTGAAATCCATTATCAAGCTGCACAGCGAGCAGATCGCTGAACTAAAAAAAGCCCAGTAAAAAACCGGAGCGGTCACCCGCTCCGGTCTTTTGTTACTTGTCATCTTCCAGCCACTTGTCGATGTCCTTCTCTTTCTCCTTCCGGTCGTAGCCGAGCGCCGCGTAGGCATCCAGCAGCAGCTTCTTCAGCCGCTTGCGCTCCGCGCTGCTTGCTGCGATGTACTGCTGCTTATATGCTTTTGTAATCGTGCTCGCCAGTGCGTCAGCCTTTACGCCGTGATCGAGATAGGTTTTCGCCGCCTTCTCCACGTCTCCGCCCTTGTCGACCGCTGATAGGAATTCGTCGTACTTTGCGTAATCGTCGCCGCCCTTCCATTCACGGATTTTCCAGTAGGCGTCGTTTTCATCCTCGGCAAAGCCGCCCGCCACCATCCGGCGCACCGCATCCGTTTCGCTCACTGTCCCGGCCTTTACGCCGTCCCGGATATTGGTTCGGATCATGTCATCCTGAGATTCTTGCAGCTTCTCGTTCATGTAGTCGATCCGCTGCTGCTCACTCATCGGCTCCATTTCCGCCTTCTGCGTGTCGCTCGCAAGGACGTTGTAATAATACGCCGCCTTTGCCCGCTCGCTCACGCCGGTATAGCTTGCAAGAAACGCTTTCTTCGCTGCGCTTTTGTCCAGCGCCCGAATAGCCTTCACGAAATCAAACGAACTGCGCTGATCTTCATACGCGGTCATCTCCTGATAGGCCGCCGTCTCCTTCGCGCTCAGATTCTTGAATCCGCTCTCGATCCATCCCTGCGCTTCCTCCGTCGCCGTCTTGCCAAAGAGCAGCGCCTGCGCCAAATTCTTTGCCATCTCGCCCGGCTTGTCATTGTAGATCGGATATTGCAGGATATCGCGTCCCTCGTTGTCCACCTTGTAGCTGCCGCCCTGCACGACGGCCTGCGCGCCCTGTGCCATCTTCTTGATCTGCCCTCCGCCGAATGGCAGCGCCAGATAGGCCGCCGGGTTTGCAAGCTCGTTCACCACCGTCTGCACCTTCTTCTTCGGGGCAATGTCCTCGTTGCTGGCAAGCAATGCCTTTTCGATGTTCCCGATGTTCGGAATGGCCGACGAAACCGCAATGCGTCCGCTGTCAATCTCCAATCCCCACTTCTCATCCAGTCCGAGCACCGTGAGCATCTGCGTGCCCGGCAGCTCGCTGATGAGGTTTCCGCCGAGATTTTTGATCGCCTGATACGTCCCCGGCTTCTCCTTCGTGAACTCCCACCGTCCCGAGAGCGCCGACTGCACCGTGTTCGGCAGCTGATATCCTGTGAAGTCACCCACGCTGTCATTGAGGATGTCCAGCGGATCGAGCGCCGCGCGTCTGCCGGTAATGGCCTCATAGACCTCATTGTAGAGCCACGCACCGATCAAAAACTTAAAGAGCGCCTTTGCCAGCTGCGCCACGCCCTTCTTCCGCTCCTGCGGGATCATGTCCTTGAATATCCAGCTCAGTTCGTTGTTGACCTCCAACTGGAACTGCGTAAAGAGCTTGATGATCGGATTTCGCGCCGAGTAGATCGTCGGCGTCGCGCCTTTGCTGCGGTCTGCCATGATGTTTGCCGCGAACTGGTCTGCCTCCTGCATCGCGTTCACCTCGCTCATGCCAAGCCGTAGGTTTTGCAGATACCGTGCCCGGACGACGCTTCCGGTTGTAAATCCGTCGACGGCTTCCATCAAAAATGCCGCCTTTTCCGAAACCTTGTCCATGGTCGACATCGCAAGCCGCCCATAGCCGCTGCGGTTGTGGATGAAGGTTGAAGCCGCGTCCAGTCCGTCCGCCGTCTTGTAGTTTTGCAGCGTCTGCCACATCCCGTGCAGCATATCCGCCGATGACACCTGGCTCCATGCCTGCGTCAGCGGAATGAAGTTCGTCAGCGCCGAGCCGATGTTCGCCGCCACCATGTTTGCGCCCACGCGGGATTCAAAGGCTTTGCAGACGTTGTAGAATTTCCGCCCCAGCATCTTCTCCATGCCGCGGTCGAGCCGCGACTTCTTCCCGGCGAGCAGATTCGTGTATTCGTCCAGCTCCGCCACAAAGTTTGAAAGGGCAAACGGCGCGTCCTTCATTGCCTGCGCCACCCGCTCGTTTGCTTCATCCGGCGTCAGCGTCGGGTCTTGCAGGATGCGGTCGATCTGCTTGCGCACACCCTCGTCGCTCGCGCGGTAGCGGATCTGTGTGGCCAGCGCCCGGAGCCGCTGAATATCGCCCGTGTGGTAGATGACGTCCGAAGCGACTTCAATGTACCGGTCGAAGCCTTGCAGCGCGTCATAGGCCGTCGCATAGCCGAGCCGCTGCTGGATGTTTGCCATATACCGGATGCCCGGCCGGAACGACTGCGTCAGTCCGTTGATCGTTGCGGGCAGCGGCGTCACCTCGTCCGTAATGCCGAGGTGCCGTCCGAATCGTGTCAGCAGGCTCCCGTCCTTGTCGTTTTCCTGAAAATGCGGGAAATACCCCTGCATATAATCGACCGGCTCATAGCCGTTTTCCATCCGCACGCGGTTCATGTTCTGATAGAGCTGATCATAGATGCTGCGGAACTCCTTCACGGCGTTCTCAATCTTCGCGTAGTCCAGTCTCGGGTTTTCCTCGTGGAACTTTTGAATTGCCGCGTTCCATTCCGCATAGCCAAATCCGCCTCGCTGCTTCACGCGCGGATGCTCCGCCAGATACTTCCGGTTGAATTCCGCTTCCCCGAGCCACTGCACCGCGTAGCTCTCCGAAACCATGTTCCCCTTCTCCACCTTCCGGCCGAGATTCAGCGCTTTGATTTTGTCCTGCAAGCCGACGACGTAGCTCTTTCGGTCGCTCTCGTTTTTGTGTACTGGGTGGAAATACTCGTTGTTGAACGTCTCGACCTTCTCATCCGCAACCTTTCCTTTCTTCGCAATGTCCCGGATGTTCCGCTCCATGGTCTCGCGCATATACGCAAGTCCCGAACTCTTGTCGACCCACTTCTCGGCTTCCGCCGCGTTCAGCGCGTTCTCCGCCTGATCGCGCAGTCCCTGCTTGCGCGTGTTGTTCCATGCTTTCAGCCGCAGCGCCAGCAGATCGTAGTCCGCTTTCGCTTCGTAGGTTTTCAGGATCGCTTCCGCGTTCTCCCGGTTCTGTACCGCTTCCGGCGTCGTGTCTCCGCGCAGCAGCATATTCACGACCTTCTGGTCTGCGTCCGTCAGCAAATACCGGCTCTGCACCTTCTGGAATTTCTTCTTCTCGGCCTTGACCTCCTTGGCAAGCTCCATGGCTTCCTCTGCCGTCTGCGGCACGCCCAGCTTCTCCTTCTTGCGCTCCTGCGCTTCCTGATAGCGTTTCGCAATGCGGATTCCTTCTGCAAGCCGCTGCACGGATTCATCAAAGTCATTCCGCGCCCACGTCTTGAAGCTCTCCGCCTTTGCGCCGAACGCTTCGTTCAGCGTCTTTTCGCGCTTCTGGATGCTCTGCGCCACCTCATAGAGCTGCAAGAGCTGGTCGCTCGGTGCTGTGATGCTCGCCGGGAACAGCTCCGGCGCCATGTCCCGCATCTCCTGATAGAACGTGTCGACCGGCAATCCATCGCTGGAAAGGCGCAGCGTGCCCATGGTCTGCTTGCGGAACAGGTTAAAGTCCGCAATGTCCGCCCGGTCTTTCGCCGAGATGAAAAGTTTCTGCGTGCGGATTTTCTCGCGCACATCCTTGTACTGCTCATAGTATTCCGTGTCGGCCTCGCGCCCGGCGTCCCATGCCTGTTCAAAGAGCCGGTTCAGCTTCGCGTTGTCCATCTCGCCGCCGCGCAGTACGTCGTAGATGATCTCGTCGGCGATTGGCCGCAGCGTCTCGCGCTTTGCTGTCTCCGGCACGCTCAGATTGTCCGCCAGCCGCCGAACCAGTGTGTTTTCCGTCCGTGCCACATATTCCGCCGCCCGCTCCGGCAGTGCATCCCGGAACCGCTGCTGCGCCGCCGTAAACTTCACCTGACCGGCATAGTCTCCCTTTGGATTCCGCTGCTGCTCAAAGTGCCGAAGCACATCTTCCGAAAGAATACTTTGGTGCGTGCTGTTGACAGTCTGCAAAAAATCTGCTACACTAATTTTGGCAGCCTTGATAGAGCGCATGCTCTGGGACTTCGTGTCCGCCTGGCTGCTATTTTTTTGTCTTCCGCTGACCGCGTGCAGCATGTCATAGGTTTCAATTCCAGCCACGCGGCCTGTTTTCTGCTCCACTGTTACGACTGCGGCGAACTCCCGTCCGCGGCTGTCCGTCGCATACGCAGCCATCGCATAAGTACCGGTAACGTCCTTCGCCTTGTTTTTCAATGCATTGATTGGAATTGCATTTTCGACGATATCTCCGATCACCGATCCAAGTCGCGCATTGGTCAGCAGGCGATTCTGCGCACCATTCAAGCCGTGCCGGATACTGTTTGCCGTTACCATCAAGTTTTTCCCGGTATACCGATTGCGCACAAACACTTTCCCGTCCCGTTCCGTACCCACGGCGCGGGCGTTTTTCATGCCCTGCTGCACGACCTTCGCCGTGTCGACGCGGTTGTTCTCGCCGCGCACTGCATTGACCTCCGGCAGCGTTGTCACGTTCATGTCCGGCTGCGCCGTCAGAAAATCGTAGGTATAGACCGTACCATCTTCCGCGAGGTTGATTCCCTTGTACGCCTCGTTCGTCTGGGCTGCAGCCGAGTATGCCGGCGGCGCCCTCGCGCTGCCAGTCTTCTTCGTCCACTGCCCGGCCTCCATCGTCACCTCGGCGCGGATGTTGTTTGTGCCGTAGGCCGTGCGGTTGATTCCGGCATAGGCATCCGCTACGATTTCCTCAACGTAGGCGTCCGTGTTGTCTCCGTAGATCGCGTTGTAGGCGTCGATGTAGCTGTCGATCTGCGCCGCGCTGATCTTTCCCTCGGCCACCAGCCGCTTGCGGATGCGCTGCGCCATCTCAGCGTTGCGCTGTGCAATGATGTGATACCCTTCGTGCTTGGCAAGCTGCGTCGCGGTATATTCCTCGCTGTCCAGCCGCACCAGCACCGTTCCGTCTGCCAGCGTCACGCCGTCCGCGCGGAACGTCCGCCCGTCGACCGTGGTTTCCAACTGCCCGACAACGAATTGGTAGCGCTTGATTCCCGCCGTGCGGAAGAACTCCGCCGCCTTCTTCGCGTCCGCGTTTTTCAAAATCTCCGCCCGCGGCATCACGCGCACCGTGTTCTCGCTGCCGCCCTCGCCGATCAGATCCGCGTTCGTTACTTCAGACCAAGTTTTTGATAGATTTCTTGCCTGATCCGCTCTTTCTCGTCCTCGGCGGGCGCTTTCGCTTCGCCCTCCTGCTGCTTGCTCCACTCGCTGAGCTTGCTCTCCGGCACGCGCACCAGCATTCCGTTCCTGTCCTTCAGCAGATACGATCTTTCCATTGTTTCCTCCTTGACGTTCGGCCTGTACCACTTCGCCAAATGGTACGCCTTTCAGGTTGACATTTTTTCCTTCGTAGGATATACTACCAATAGAACCATTTCGCAGAAGCGGCTGGGACGCTATTGTAAGCCCAGTTTGGCGAAGAAGCGGAATGGTTCTTTTTTGATCTGCATACAAAACCTCGCTGCTTTGAATGAAGCTGGCGGGGTTCTTTTTTGTGTATGCGCTGTTGACCTTCTGCATATCGTCGAGCAGGAATCCGTCCTCTGTCGCCCGCAGATCGAGCACGGCCATCATCGGCTGTCCGTTCTGCGCCTTCACGCTGCCGAACAGCACCAGACGGCTGTTGTCTCCGCGCCCGGTCTTGCTTTTCAGAATCAGCACCGGGTCTTCCAGAATCTCCGGGACGCGCTCAATCTCCCGCAGCGTGATCTCCGGGTGCTCTTTCAGAATGGTCTTGATCTTGTCGCCGTTCATGTAGATGTCGCTCTCCACCGCGCCCAGTCCCTGCAGCGTCGCGCCGGTCGTGCCAAGTTCAAACGACGCGCCCTCCGGCTTCCCATCCCGGTTCCACTGCCGCAGCTTTTGCCGGTAATCCTTCGAAATGGAATACTGCGCTGCGCCGCTCTGCTGTGCCGCTTTTCGTCCGGCCTCCCATGCCGCCGTCGCCACATCCCGGTTCATCCCGACCGCCGCGCCGACCGTCCATTCCTTCGATACGCCCATCTGGCCCCGCTCGTATGCCTTCTGGAATTTTGCGGCATACTCTTCCAAGGAGAGATCTGTCGTGTTGCCGTTTACAAAATACGCCGCTGTCAGATCGTCATAGCCGTTCCTCTGCACCTGACGTTCCAGATAGGCATTGTCCGCCGCAGCCGCTGCTTTGTCCATCTCCGCCTCGGCCTGCGCGGTCTGCTGCCCGGCATACTGCTCCGGGTCGATCTCGGCCCATCCTTCGCCCACATCCAGCAGACTGCCGTCCTCGTCGTACATGTCGACGCCCTGCTGTTCCTGCTGCCTCTCCGTCTGCTCGTATGCCGCCTGAGACAGCTCCACGCTCTGCGCGGCGTTTTTGGAGTTCTGGTATGTCTGGTTCCCCTGCGTTTGATCTCCGCTCTGCGCGTCCTCCTCGGCGTCCTGCTGCTCCCGGACGTACTCGCGCAGCACACCGGCCACGTCCTTCTGCGTCGGCTCTCCACCTCGCATCAGATCGCCTTGCAAGGCTGCCGCGCGGTCGAAGGCCGCTCCTTTGCCCTGTGCCAGCCCGAGGTCGATCACATCCTGCACCTCGCCGCGCTGAATGGCCTGCGCCGCCGTCCACTGGATGTTCGCCTCCGACGCGCCACGTCCCAATGCCGCATACGTGCCGGACATCGCCCAGCCGGAAAGGCCGCCCGCGAGGAACGAAAGGCCATCTTCCTCTGCGAAATCCTTCACCATCGCGGCCATCGCGTCCCGCTCACTCATTCCCTTTGCAAGATAGGCGCGGTACGCCGTTTCCACTTCTCCGCGCCCGCGCTTCGCGGTCACGTCATAGATGCGGTTGAGCCAGTTGCTTGCAATTTCCTCTGCGCCCTCCGAAGCGAACGCCCGGACGACCTTGCGCCACGCCGCCTTGCCGGACAGCATCGTCTCAATGATGTCGCCCACGGAATATTTCTCGGTAATGCCCTCGATTGCACCCTCCACAATGCCGTCGATCAGCGCGTCGACGTTGCTTTTGCCGTTCTGGATTCCCTCATAGACCGAATCTGCTGCGACCTGTGACCCCATCACGAAGTTCATCGTATTCGCCACGGCGCCCTGCGCCGCCGCTCCGGTGCCTAACCCCGCCGCACCGACCAAGCCAATCGACGCCGCCATGTTGACCGCGCTGTCCAGGGCGCTGGTTCCCGCCTGATAGAGGAACTGTCCGACGGTTCCCATGTTCTGCATGACGCCGCTTCGGATGCTTCCCGACACGCGGCTCGCATTATACAGTGGACTGTAAATATTCGTCGGCATATCCGCGTTCTGATACCCGCCAAACCCCTTCGGCAGCACGCCACGCACCGATTCGATATTGCCCAGCGCCTTTGCCGGAGCCATCAGCGCGGACGCCGCCGTCGAAATGTACGGATGCTCCTGCCCGAACCGCTGCATATCCTCTGCCTGTATCATCGCGTTCTCATAATCCCGAAGCCGCTGTTCATACTCTGCGAGGCTTTTGATCTCGTCTTCGCTGTATCCTTTCGCCCGCAGATCGGCACGGGCCTCCATCTTTGAGAGCCCGCTCCCGCCGTTCTGTTTGGAATAGTCCCGCGTGTACATACCGCCCGCGTTATATTCCCGAAGCAGTGCCTTCGTCTCGTCATCCAGCGGATCGATCGCCATGTGGCTGCGCTTCATCGCGCGTTCGCTTTGCAGCTGCATCTGCTCCTGCTGAAGCTGCGCAAGCCGGGCCTCCATGTCGCTGATCCCTTCCAGTTTGCCCTGCTTGATCAGCTCTTTCCGCTCATTCTCCCGCCGCACGCCTTCCTCGGTCGCCGTCTCGGCTTCTGCCTGCCGCGTCCGGATCTGCTGTTCCAGTTCCTTGATCTGGCCGCCCAGCTCGTCCTCCCGCTCTTTCAGGACGCCGACATATTCATTGTCGTAAAGGCCGCGTTTGTAGTTTTCGTAGTAGCCGTACTGTTTGACCATCTCCGGCGTATGATCGAACTGGTGCTTGGTTATCTGTTCTTCGCTCTCCACGTTCTGTACGGCCTGATTCTGATACTTGTTGTTTTCGGCGTTCGCGGCCTGTGCCGGGTCTCGATAGACTATCGTGTTCAGAATCTTCTGCTCTGCCGGGGTCAGCGGTTTCCCGCTCATCTGTTTCTGCCGAATCTCCTTCTGCTTGAGTGCATAGGTGTAATTCTCATAGGCTGTCTTCTTCACCACCGTCGGCATGTTCGACTGCCCATACCCCCTCGCCACAGTCCCCATCGCGTCCGCCCGGCGCTCATAGCCCTGCGTCACCTGCCGCTGCGCCTGTTGCTGCATCGCCGCGCGGGCAGCCTTGTAGTTTTCAAAGGCTGTCCGGCGCCGATCCATTTCCTCGCCTCCGCGTGACAAGAAATCCGCTTCGTTCACGATGGCCGTCTGCGGTCTTTTTGTCTTCTTGTTCTGGTTCTTCTGCGCACCGTTCACAAAACTCTTTTCCGAAATGATCGCCATATCGTCGCTCCTTATTTTTTCCTTGTAGCCGCAGTCCCCGCCGTTCCCGTTCCGCTGTTGTAATAGTTCACGGCGTCATCGATCTTCTTGCCGGTCAGTTCGAAGATCCGGCGCGAAATGTCCGACCACTGCTGATGGCTCATCTGGCTTTGCGCGTTGACCGCCGTCTGATACGCCGCACTGAGATTTCCCTGTGCGATCTGCATCTCAATGGTCTTCTTCACGCCGCGATAGCTGGCATCCAGCATCGCCTTGTTGCTCTCGAAATCGCCGTACCCATTGATGAGTGTCCGATCCGTCGGTCCGGATGCGCCCCCGCCGGAGCCGCCGCCCGATCCGCCTCTCGCCCTGCTCTGTGCCGCAAGCTGCTGCAAGTAGGCGCTGTTCTCGTTTGCCGCCTTCTGCGACCAATAGCTGAGCTGGTCGCTCCACTGGTTGTAGTCCCGCGAATAGGCGCTGTCGTAGGCGCTGCGCGCGTCGGAGAGGTCGGAGTAGTAGTCGTTCACCGTGTCGCGGTATCGGTTGTATGCCTGATTCTCTCGGTCGCTGATCAGTCCATACTGGTTGTAGAGGTCTGTGCCCTCGTCGCGGTAGCGGTTGTATGCCGCATTGTAAAGATCCGGCACAATGTCGTTCAGGTTTTGCAGATAGGCGTTGTATGCCTGCTGCCCCACCTGTTCGCCGTAGGTGCTGCCATAGCCGCCGGTCAGCGCCGCCGCCTGGCCCATCGTGTCCTGCATCGCGAGCCGCCCCTGCCGCTGGTACTGCTCACGGTACTGCTGATATACCGGGTCTGTCCCGATGTCATAGCTGAACGGCTTCCGGTTCGCGATCCGGTTGTAAAGCTCCGTCAGCTCGCCGTCCCACTGACTTTGATATTCTCCCGGCCTGCGGGACTGCACCTGATTGAGATACGCCTGCGCTTGCTGCACGGCAGAACCCGGTGTGTAACCGCCTTCCAGCCCATTGAGCCGATTTTGCGTATACCCGCTCACGCCCTGCGAGAGCAGCGGGCTTTGCCGCTGCGTATACTGCCCCTTGTAGTTCTTGGTTGTCTGCGCCTTGTTGCTCACCTGACTCTGGTAGCTGCCGTCCGCGTTGACGCCTGTGATCCGGTATGTTCCGCCTCCGGTTACAACCTCGTCGCCCGCCGAAAGGCCCGCCGGGGCCTTCCCGTTTTCTACGCGATAAATTGCCATGTCTTCACCCCTTTACAGTTTGAAATACGTCGCCGCCTGACGCGGCATGTGCTCCTGATTGTATGCGTTCCAAAATCCCTGCCAATAGCTGTTGTACTTTGCAGCGGCGTTGTTGTACTTCGTCAGCTCGCCGTTCGCGTCGCAGATCTTCATTTCCAGATACCAGCGGTAAATGTCCTCATACGGGAACGGGATCATCAAAATCGTGTCGAGGTCTACCCCCGGCGGATAGCCGGTGAATTCCCCCATATCCTCTTCCCGCTCATGCGCCCGGAATACCTCACGATCTGCAATGCCGTCCAGCTCCCCGAGCCAGTGCACCTTGTCATCCTCGCCGTACTGATTCGGCATCAGCCGGTCGATCATCTCAATCGCTTCTCGAATTCTCATACTCCACCTCCTATGAAAAAGAGGGAGCGGCACACGCTCCCTCTCGTCATGCCGCAAAGGGCACTATGTTGTTATTTCGGCTCGCTTGCGCGGTTGGCTTCAAAGGCTTCCTGCGCCTGCTGCTGTGCTTCCATCAGGCACTCGTAGACCGGGCGCGGAACCTCCGTCCGCTTGCCCCTCGGCACCTGAAACGTTCTGCCATTCACGCCGACATACTGGAACTGCTGTTCGTTGTTACCCGCTCTCGGCAGCATGATCTCCCGCATATCCTTCCATGGGTCATATTTCTGTTCGGTTGTCGCGGTCACAACTGCGGTTTCTTCTGTCTTTGCCATGTTGGTTCTCCTTCCTTAGTTGGCCGGGTCGGTCGCGGAGTATGCGCTTGTGCTCTCAATGCGCACCATGCGCTCCTCGTAGAGCCGCTTTGCCGCGCCTTCGTACTTATAACCGACGGTGCTGAACTGTTCCAGCGGGCCGCCCGCTTCGCCCTTGGTCTTGACGATCATTTCCATCGTGCCGCCGTCCGGGTCGATCATGGCGAAGGCGTCCTTGCCCATGATGATCGTCGCATACACGCTGTAATAGACCGCCGGGTTGCCGCTCGCAGCAGCCGTCTTGACCGGGCAGGTGCTGTCGTTCCAGATCTTCTGGTTCGTCGATTCGATAAAGCGCACGCCGTGCAGCTCGCCGATCTCGCCGTTGAACAGCTCCGTGACCGCCGCATACTTGTGCGCCTCGATCCATTCCTTGCTCTGCCGCAGATCGAACGCGACAGACGGATGGATGATACCGACGTACTTGCCGTTGATCGTCGGCGCGTGCGCCTTTTTCAGCGTGGTCACGGCCTTGTTGACCTCGGTCGGCGTCAGCACGCAAGTGGTGTCCATGCCGCTTCTTTCTGTCACCTCGGTATGTTCGCCGGTCGTAGCGTTCACCTTGTCGCAGAGCTGCTTCACCGTGCCGCCCACAACCTCGTTTCGCACCATCTTGTCAATGCTCATGCCGCCGGACGCGCCGAGTTCTTCGGTCGCGCCGAGGATGGCGTTGTCAATGGCGTGCAGTTCCAGCTGGTCGGAGATCGTGACGTACAGGCCCTTCTGCACGATGTCCTGCGTCATGCTGGACATGCCGAGCTTCTGGCCCGTCGGGATGACGCCTTCGGTCAGCGTCTCCGCCTCCGGCAGCGTGTTCCACTTGCGCCATTCCACGCTCTTGCCGTGGTTGCGCGGAAGCGCCTGCTTCTTGGCAAGCTGTGCAAAGATCAGTTCCGGGCGCGCGTTCTCCAAGAGCTGCGTGTCGTAGAACGTTTTCATTGTCGGCGTCAGCTTGTTTGTCGTGTCAAACGCCGTAGTCGTGCCTGTGTATGCGTTCACGTAGTTGCCGGTCGCGTTGACCAGCGTACCCGCATCCGCGAAAAACTGGATTCCGATGTTAAGCATAGTTCTTTTCCTCCTTCTGCTCAGAGGACGATCTTTTCCCCCCTCTGAACCCTTCTGATGATCTCCGCACGCTGTTCCTTCGTCCAGCTGCGCGGGTCGTTGTTTGTGAATTGCCCGCCGTTGGCGTTCCCGCCGATCTCTGGCGGTCTTGCACCCTGCGCCTGAATGGTCTGCATGACGTTGTTTCTCGCCTGTGCTGCCACCACCTGCGCCTGCGCTGCCTGGATCTCTGCCATGTGTACCACTTCGTAGGCTGTCTTCGGCGGGACGTTCGCCGCAATCAGCCGGGCGAAGTCTTCGTTCGCCATCTCGGCTTCAAAGCTCGTCCCGTACTGCCCGGCAACATCCCGGTCAAATGCCGACCGGATGCCGTTGAACTGCTCCTGAATCTGGTACTCCTGCAGCTGGCGGCGCATCCCTGCGGTTTCCGCGCGAGAAGCATACTCGCTGCGTACCGCGTCCGCCGTCGAGCCGCGTTCCATGGCTTCTGCCTCATAGAGCCGGTTGTCCGCGCCAAACTTCTGCGCCAGCGCCGCATAGTCGATCTTTCTCGGGTCTGAGGTGTCAATGCCATATAGCACGCCCAGCCGGTCGACCACCGGAGCCATCGCTTCGATCTGCGCCTTCATCGCCCCTTGTCCTTTGAGCCGCTGCTTCACGGCCTTCTGCACCGCCGCACCGACTGCGCTGTCGTACTGCTGCTTGTACTTTCCCGCGATCAAGCTCTCAAATGTCTCTTCCTGCTGTCCCTGAGCGTCCGGGACATTGGCCTGCTGCTGCGGCGCTTGCGCCTGCGCCGTGGCTGCCTGCCCGCTCATCTGCTGACCGGCGACGTCAGCCGCGCCCGCCTGGGGCGCTCCTGCCATAAGTTCATCCATAAAGCAAGTCCTTTCTGACTTTCTAATTTCAGTCTACCATGCGTTTTTTGTGATTTCACCCCACGCCGGCAGATCGGTTTTTTTATTCCGGCTGCGTGGCCTTCTGCGCCTGCTCCCGCGCGTTTTGTACCTTTGTCGGCTCCTGCTGCTCGCCGGTGTTGATCTCTGCCAGCTTTTCATCCTTCGGAGCCTGCACGGCCTGTCCGCCCTCCATCAATACCTGTTCGGCCAGCGCCTGCCCTAGCGAAGGATCATATCGATCTGCCACGGCAAGCGCCATCTGCTGCCACTGCGCCAGCCGCTCCGCAAGGTCGGCGTTCTCCTGAATCTTCTGCACGATGCTGTCCTTCCCGTCGAAGTCCATCATGTCCAGCGTCGCGAGCGCCTGATCCACCATTTGCGGTTGGAAGAAGCCCAGCTGGAAGAATTGCAGCGCCAGCTCGTTCTGCGCCATCGCCGTATATTCGCTCGCCTTCTGTGCCGAAACCTCAATATCAAATACCGGCTTCCGCATCCCGTCCGGCTGCCCGTCCTTGCCATAGAGCGGCTGCATCTGCAACCCTTGGTTGGAATACTGCACGAATTCTTCCGCGCCGCGCTGCCCCACAATGCGGAACTGACGCGGCAGATCGTAGAATTGCCGAATTCGCTCAATCACCATGCGGATGAGCCGCGCATATGCCCGGTATGCCGACTTCGTGCTGTCCTTGCTCGACCGGCCCGATGCTTCCTGCAGCGCCGCAATCGCGCTCGCCGCCGTCACACCGGAGCTTGTCGCGCCGTTATTGACGTCCGTGTTGCCGGTCGTCCATTTCAATTCCTCGATCTTGTTCTGCAAAATTGTGATGTAGTTCGCGCTCAGCGGGTTTACCTGAATCTGCATCAGCGAGTCCTGACCGAGATTGCCGTCCACGTGCACAAAAGGCTTCGTCCAGTCCGCAAATTCTTCCTCGTTTACCGCGCCGTCGCTGCGCCGAAACCACCGGGGCGACGCCGCCATAATTGCGTTCTTGATGATCGCCTGATTCATCCGGTCGATCTGCTCCTGCGCGCTCTTGCCGATGTCGATGTAGCCATAACCGGCGATGCTGCCCTCAACCGGGAACAGCGCATCCACAACAAACGGATAATCCCCGTCGTCGTAAAGGCCCGTCTCCGCCATGGGGCTTCCGACCGGCGTCTGCACCACGGAGCCGTCCGGCATCTGCTGCGTGCTATATTTCTGCTCGCCGTCGTTCTCGGTCGCCAGCAGTACGTTGTCTCCGACGAATTTGCAGAAATGCAGCACACTCTTGCCGCCCCGCCACTTCTTGTAGTACCAGTCCACCACCATGCTTTTGTTGTCCGTCGGCACGGTGTCATCTGTGTTGTACTGCTGCATGATGTTGCCGGTCGATTTCAGCTTCCCTTCCAACTCCGGGTACTTGGCCGTCAGGATGTCGTTGTCGACCAGCTCCGTCACAAAGACGTTTTTCGATTTCTGAATGTCTGTGATCCCCGGCTCCCAGAAAAAGCTCAGAATGTCTACCGCGTTCACGGCGATGTCGCCGATTCCGTTCAGCTTGGAGCTGTCCCAGCTCACGTGCCAAACGAGCGTCCCCTGCTTCAGCTTCGTCCACTGGCTGTCCGAGTAGACTTCCTCGAAATCGTTCTGTTCCAGGATCACCGGCAGGATGGACGAGAGCCGCTTGGCTTCTCCCCGGTCGTCCGGCTCCCTTGGCCGGACGGCGGGCGCGGGGTATGCCGCGATCGCGTCCGCGTGCTTGCCCATGATGACGTTAAAGAGCCATGCGCTCGCCCACTTATCGTCCATCGGATTCCCTTTTTGAATCTGCCGCCAGCTCTTGAGCCGCCACCAGTTTTCGCTCGCCGTCACGCGCGCTTCGAGGTTTGCCTTGCCCGCCTTGTATTTTTGCAGCGTGGCAAACGCCTGCCGCACCTGCGCTTCGCCGATCGGCTGCGTCAGCACCGGCGCCATCTGTTCATTCTCCATCGTCTGCATGTTCTGTTCCTGCATCGGCTTTCTCCTTTTCCTCTTTTTTGTGGATCTGCTCCGCCTGGATCTGCCCAATCGCCATCCCGTGCAGCTCTGCCATGAGCGGCTGCAGCACCAGTTCCACCACCACAGGCGGCAGGCCGGATTCATTGATGTCCTTGATCAGCTTCTCCCGCAGCGCCTCGATCGCCATTCCAATTCCCATGTTGCTCCTCCTTATGTAACTTTCGTTCCGTTAACGTATAGCCCGGATTCAGCGTAGATGCTGACCTTCCCGCCGCCAATGGTGATCGATCCATTCGTTCCGCCGCCCTGTGCGCCAAGATATACGTTTCCAGCAGACGTCAGTCTCAGTCCGTTCGAACCGTACACTTCCATTCCCGGGTTTCCCTGTGAGTTATAACTTCCATACAAAATCCCTTGCGACCCAACCGTGACCGTGTTCCCCGCCAGATTCCCGCTGTACTGCCCCTGCGCTGTAACATAGCCCATCAGCGCGCTCAGCTGCGAATACACCGTTTGTGTCAGATAGTTCAGCTGTGTCGCGATCTCGTTCCCACCGACATACAGACTGCTCGCCGTAATGGTCCCCGAAATGCTTGCGCCGCTCGCCGTCAGATTTCCGCTCGCGTCGACCTTGAAATTGCTTCCGAGGCTCAGCCCGCTCGTCCCGAAATACAGTCCACCGGTCGCGCCCCATGTGTTGTGGGTACGGTAGATGCTGCTGTCCGATACCGTCCACGGGCCAATCACCGATCCGCTCGCCGCCGTCAGCGTGCCGGATAGTTTCGCGTTCGTCGCTTCCAGCGTTCCGGACGGGAAGTGCAGCTTCTTGGCCGACAGATATGCGATCTCGTCGCCGCCCTGCCAGAAGGACACGCGCCCCGGCGTCACGGTCACCAGCTCATTTTTCGTCTGGTCTACCACGGTCTCGCCGTCTTTTGTCACTGTGGTTTCGATGTTGCCGACGCCCACGCCGTAGACCGGCACCGCGCCGTTGTAGTAGAGCAGTCCGGTTTTCACGTACTGCTGCGAGTTTACCGCGAAGTCGTTGTTGATGCCCGCAGCGTAGTCGTAAAGCTGCCGGATGCCGAATTCGTTTCCGTCAATGGTCATCGTGGCTTCCTGCCAATACTTCCCGAAGTCCGATACCGCGACATAATTGCCCGAGAGCTGCGTCTGGAAGCTCTCGCTGTTCGCGGCGGCGTAGTCCGCCGTCTTGATAATCAGCGCCTTGAGCTGCCCAAAATTCCCGAGCTGCGTCTTCCGCTCCGCGTCCGGCAGGCTGTCCGCATCAATGGCCCGCGACACTTCCTGCAGCACCGCGCCCGCCGACCAGTCCGCGAGGTTGAGCTGGTCCGTCAGCGTGCAGAGGTAGCGCCGCATGGATTCCAGCTGTTCCCCGCTCGTCTTTCCGGCAATGGATGGGTACGCCAATTTCATGCTGCCCATCGTCGCACCTCCTTTCTCATGCGTCACTCCCCGCTTCCAGCACGCGCGTCAGGCCGTATAGCTTGATCTCGCCCTTTCCCGTCATGCGGAATTGCAGATGGTCGCACCGGCAAGGTCGGATCGGCAGCAGGAATGTTCGCAGTCCTTTCCCGTCCAGATGTCCGCTGTGCCGCCACTGTCCGTCCGAATCGTACTGAATCCAAAAGTCCATGCTTGATCCCTTCGGAAGCTGCATCCGCAGATCCAGCCGCGTGATGTACTTCTTCCCGGCAAGGCCATAGGTCATCATCCCGGTTTCTGCCATCCACTCGACGGTCCCTTCCGGCTGTCCTGCCGACCCATACAGACAGTCTACGTGCTTGTCGCTGTCCAGGCAGTAAAGCTCATCGTCCACGCGGGCAAACTCTGCCGCGTGCAGGCTGTCCTCCTTGTGCCAGATCCCGCGCCGCGTGTCGTAGCAGAAGAGCGCCCAGACGTTTTCTCCATCCCGCATCGAGATGTAATACTTCCCGCGTACCCCTCCGGCCACGGCCTCGTAGTAGAGTGTGTTTCCGAACGCGCTGCCGATGTTCTCCGGCATCCCGCCCGTGTAGACGCAGACGCCCATGCGCGACTTGTAATAGAGCCGGTCATCTACTACAACGAGGCTCTTTTCCGATCCGCGCTGCACGCCCTCACATTTCTGCACGACGACCTGATGTGCGCCCTGTGCAGATGGGTATACTCGGTGGAAGCAGTCCTCTTTGAAGAAGATCGGGCTGTCGGCCAGCGTCGCCGCGCCCGTCCATCTCCCATCCGTTCCGCAGCTCGCGCGCCAGCTGTCCGTCGCCACGCCCTCGTAGCACTCCCAGTTCTTGAAGTCCCCGAGCTTGCAGCAATAAAGCTCGTTCACGGTCTCGCCGTCCACCACGCCATACTTGCAGCCCCAGAGCCGGTTTCCGCTCTCTGTCACATAGTCCATGTCCGGCACCTTCCGCTCGGTCTTTATCGTCCCGTTCGTCAGCTCCGTCGTCTGGTCGACAAGGCCCACGATCACGATGTAGCTCTCCGCCACGTCGTAGAGAATGTGCGAGCCGTTGAGCGCTTTCACCTGCTCACTTCCGGTCAGCCCGCTCAGCTGGATTCCATCATACTTGGAAAATCCCTGCCCGATGCCGTCCGCCGCGAGCTTGAGATAGACCGTCGGCACCGACACCCATTGCGAGGTTGTCGCCGCATACTGTTTCAGCGTGTGCACGCTCCCGCTCGTGTCGATCCAGTATTGGCCGTTTGTCGCGTTCTCCGGCTGGTCGCTCTGCGTATAGCTCACCGTGATCGCCGTGCCGTCCACCGTGCAGAGCGAAATGCTGAGCTTCCGGCTCGCGCCAAGCGCCACACTGTTTGCGTGCCCCATGTATCCGTTGTCCGAATACTTTTCCGTGTTGAAGTAAATGCCGTCCGGGAAGATGCAGAGATACGCGCCCATCGACACGATCTGCTTCTTCCCGCTTGTGATCTGCACCGCCGTCATATACTCGGCCATCGAATAGCCGGAGATGTAGAGCTGTTGGTTGTCAATCCAGCAAAGCGCATCCCGCGAGATAAGCGCCTGCGGGCTGTTCAGTTGCCGGTCAAAGCTCCGCTTCGGCCTCTGGCTCAAAAGCGGGTAGTGCTCCGAGCACAGATTTTTCATGTCGTAAAACTCGCCGTCTCCAATTTCGAGATTGTGGTTGTACCCTCCGAAGACCTCCGTCGTGACGGTGCTCTTCTCTGTGTCCGTCAATGCTGGCATCAGCATCGGCCCCACCCCTTTCATTCATGTATTCACCGTTATGCACCCATTCTCCGGTCTTTCCTCCTGGAATTTTTGTGCCTTCTCGCATATTCATTCGCTTTTCTGTGCATATTTTTCATTGTTTTTTCATCTGGTTCAGCGGATCAGCCCAAATCGGCTGCGCCGGAGCCGTCTGCATCGGGCGAATCGGCCTGCTCATGCAGAAGTACCGCCATTCGTCCGCCACATGATCCTCCATGCTCGTGTCGAGATCTTCAACCTTGTGCTCGTCGTATACCAAAATCGGGATCGTGCGGATAAACGCCTCGCAGTTGCGGAAGATGTACATCCGCGGGTATCCGTTCTCGTCGAATTGCAGCCGGTAGTGGCATTGCATCCAGCCCGCAATCCGCTCGTTGTCGCCCTTGGTGAAATACACGCCGTACCGTGCCGCTGTCTGCTCGATGCTCTCGCCGCGGCTCGCGTCCCAGATTGCCGGGTCTGCAATGCCTGTGATGTCCTTTCCCTTGAGCCATGGGTGCTGCCGCTCGATCTTCGCGATCTCCGCAAACTGTTTGTCCGGTGTCCATTTCACACCTTCGTTCGGTGTCTGCGTGCAGCCGTACAGCTCCAAAATGCGGTAGATCACGCCGTCGTAGTCCACCGCCCACCATGCGCAGGAGAACGGTTTCCCATAGCCGAAGTCGTAGCTCCGGCAGATCGTCCACCCGCTCGGAATCTCGAACGGATCGATGACGTGCGTGCCTTGCCGCGTCTGGTATCCGTCCGGGTTGTTGACGAAATCCTCGAAGAACTGCCCTTCGTAGACGTCCCATCTCCCGTCGAGCCACGCAGCCCGCAGTGTCGGCGGCAGATTCTCCAAACTTCGGATGTAGTCCGGCTGCTCCCGCAGCAGTGCCTTGTTGTCCGTTACCTTCGCCTGGATGAAGGAATAATCCTCCGGGTGCTCGTCCGGGTTAAAAACCCGGTCGACAAACAGCCGCTTGAAATAGCCGTGGCTCGGCCCACCGGGGTTCAGTGTGTAGTATGTCCGCTTCGGAAACCCGTTCGCGCCGCGCACGCAGGCGTTGATCTTCTTGATCCATTCCTCGCGGAGCTGCGCCGCTTCGTCGATGAAAATCACGTCATACTCCGCGCCCTGATACTGGTAGAGGTCGTTGTCCTTTGCGCAGTAGCCGAACGCGATGCTGCTGCCGTTCGGGAAACGGAAGATCTTTTCCGTCTGGTTGTACTTTGCAAATCCCTTCAGCTCCGTCCGCAGCTGGTCGATGTGGTTGTTGCGCAGCTCCGGCATCGTCCGGCGCACGATCAGCTCCTTGATCCCCGGGTATCGCAGCGCCAGCAATTTTGACTTTGCGCGCACCGCCCAGCTTTTCCCGCCGCCGCGTGCTCCGCCGTATGCGATGTGCCGGTGCTTGTCGGTCATAAAGAGCCATTGCTTCGGCTGTACCGTGCCAATCGTCAGCGTTTTCATTCGCTGCTCTCCTCCAGCTCCCGGTCAATCTCAATTTTCACGCCTTGCGTCTCCCGGTTCTTGCCGTCCTCGGCATCCCGCGCATATCCAAACCCGTATGCAAGTGTGAACTGTGCGCCGCGCTGTGCATCCCGGTCAAAGAGCCGTTCGGCTGCGTATTGTTCCACGCGCAGGCGCGCGCGCGTCACCGTGTCCACAAATTCGCGCTTCGCCTTGTAGTTCAGCAAGCTCTGCCGCGAGGTAAAACCGAGTGCCAGCGCAAGCCCCTGAATGGTCATCGGCCTTCCGCCGACGTATATCGGCTCGCCGTTCTTGTTCAGCATCGGCGTTCCATCTCCATCTCGCAGCAGCTCCCGCTCGCAGCTTGCAAAATAGGCGTCGATCTTCTCCTGCATTTCCTCTGCCGATGTGAATGTCGGTTTCCGTCCCATCCGGCGTCACCTCCCTTCGCTTTTAAGCATAAACCATGCTTTTCGGCTTTTCACCCCACGCCAAAAGAGCGCCCGGGCCACCCCGCGCGCTTCTTCTGTTCCAGTGTCTTTATTCCTGCCGATCAAAATATCGCAGCTTTGCCGCCGCGACGCTGCACTTCCGGTAATCATAGCTTGCGCAATACCGGCTGATGTACTCTGCCGTGTCGCAGCTCTCCCGGAAGCAGAGCATGCAGCCGTCTTCGCACTTGATCGTCTTTTTTCCAGCTGCCGCCCAAAATGGGCATATGTACGCCCTGTGCCAGTAGTCGCTCATGCTCCGCCTCCTTCGTCGTAAAACTTTACACATTTACAAGGCTCAATCTAAGCGGCGTCCCGTCCGCTTGCGTTCCTGCTCCTTTTCCGGCACACATACATATTTATAATATTGATATCCGTACTTCGTCGCCCGGCACTCCGCCAGCACATATCCGCGTGGCGCCACCGGCGGCCGCTTCGGGCTGTACTCGCGCACGGCCTCGGTCGGCGTCTCCGCCTCCGGCATCCGGCACGTCCGGCTTGCCTTCCAGCGGTGCCCGCCGAACTCCTCCCGCCAGTGGTCAAAGAGATAATTCGCCAGCGCCGTATAGTCCTGCCCGTGGTCGACGAGCTGCCCGCTCTCATTTTTATAATAGTTGTGCTTGCGCAGCGGCTTCACGTCGATCACGCTGCCGCGTCCCCATAGCTTTCCGATTTCCTCCTCCGGCACGCCGTCCGAGATCATGTGCAGGTGGAAGCGCCCTGTGTGCTTGCCCTTGCCGTACACCAGATAGATCTTCGCCGCCGGATATTTATATAGTATGCGGCGGTAAAAATTGTCCCGTTCCCGCTTGCACTCTGCAACGGTATGTACTTCGCTGTCCAGATCAAAGGTCAGCGTCGAATAAAGCGAGGCGGGCGAGAAGTTCGCATTGACAAGCCGCGCATTCTTCCGGCGGCTGATCGCCTCGCGGTGCGCTGCCCGGTCTTCCTCATTTTCAAAGCGTGGCTTTCTCGGCTTCGCCGTCCTGATGTCCGCGCTGTCTCCGATGTTGTATATGATCTGCTCGCAAACCGCGCCGCTGAAGATTCTCTGCTTCACTCTGCGCATCCCGCTCACCCTTTCACCTTTTTTTGCCGGTTCAAAGCAGCGCCGGTCGTCCGGCGCTCCGTTCAGCCGTCATGTTCCTCTCTCGCCCCGTGGATCAACCCCCCCGCGCCCCCGGAGGCCCTTTTATGCCCTCATCGCCGACCTCGATCCCAATAGCTTTCGCCCAGCTGATGAGCTTTCCGCCGCACGCATCCGGGTTCGGCTCAATTCCCAGAACTCCGGCACTCATCAGCACATCAGCCCATTCGTCAGTCAGCATCGGCCGCAGCTTTTCTTTTAGGCTTCGTGGGCACTTCATGAGCTGCACTGTCGATGACATATAGTACAACGCACTCGCGAGCTGCTCCAGCACGCCATCTTCTCCGATTTCCTGAAAAATCCGTTCTCCCAGTTCGCTTCTCATTGTTCCTCCCATCAAATCGCGCCCAAGATTCCCGGCGTCATCCCAATGCTGGATTTTCCGGTCGCGCGGTATCTTCCGATATTTTCATTTCCTCAATTTCTTGCTTAATTTTCTCCCATTCTTGAGCATACCACTTGTCACTCCGTGCGCGCCGTTCTTCCGGCGTTTCCGCGAAAAGGTCTACATTCTCCGGAATGTCAAGGAGTTTCTTCGCGAATTTCTCCGCCGCAGCCTCCGGCGTTTCCGCGTCTGACTGAAGAAACGCTATCAGCAGCAGCGTATCGAAAACAAGGCCCCAGTCAGCGGCGCTTTCATTCACCTTCCATCCCTCGTTCCCCCTCACAACTCGGCGTCACCAGCCGTTCCCGGTTCTCGCAAATCAGCTTCTCCGCTTCCCGCAGCGACACCGGCGAATAGTCCGCTTCACACCCGATCGCCGGTTCCACGAATCCGTCATGCGTTCCGTATGTTCCGGCGTGCTGCGCAAAGTCTCCCCCGTTTGGAAACCGAATCGCCCAGCCGTCGTGCAGCCGTTCCAGTCGGGCATCCATCCCGACCTCCACGCAGTACCGGTACAGTTCCAGAATCTTCCCATACTTCCGCCGAACCTGCCCCCGCTTCGCCTGCCGCATCCGCTCCCCATAGGAGCAGAAATCCCGTCCGTTGGTATCAATATCGTGCTCGAAACAGTGCCCATTCGGACTATCGGTAAGACCGACGTTTCGCTTCCACTTCTGGCAGCCCTTGCAGCGCACCACCGCCACGGCGTCCACGGTAGGCGCTTTATCTATGAGGTTTATAACCCCGTTCCAGCCAGCACAATATACTGACGGTAATACCTTCCTGCTGCATCTTCCAATGCCAAGCGCGTCGGCATCAATCAGTCTCACGACCATTCCCTCCATCCATCTTCGCGCCGCATCCGGGGCAGTATTTCGGCAGAGTCTCCGGATCATCCGTCCCGTCGTCAATGCAGTAATCGCACTCGGAGCAGTGCCACACATCGTAAACCATCTCGCCATCGGCATAGCCGTCGGCCTCTCCGATCCAGTGCCCATGCCGCACCGACGCATCATTCGCCCTCTTGTTCCAAGCGTTGATTGCTTCCTGGCGGAAAGTATATTCGCCACTTGTCTGCGAAATATGGCATTTTTGGCAAGAACAAAAATACAAGTCTGTAAACCTGTGCTGAAGCACGGTTATAATAGCTTTCCCGCCGCAGAACGGGCACGGCTTTAACTTATCCATCCCGCACCTCCACGCCAGCCGCTTCCAGCAATTCAGAAAGGTCGGTGTCCACACTGCTGCCAATGAAATCACCATTTTCGTCGTAGTGGTTGTACTCTGTGGTTGGCCGTGATTCTATCCCTGCAAGCTCTGCTAAAATTCTCAAGTACTCATCGTTGTCGAATAACTGGGTATGCACGAGTTTCGAAAATTGCGCTTTTGTTATGCACTTAGCCATCCTTCTTGCCCTCCATTTCCGCCAGCGCCTTTTCAGCTTCTTCGCGGGTTAAAAATACGGTTTTGCCAAATCCATTTAGCGCTACGCCGTACTCCCGCCCTCTGGCCCCTATTGGCTCAAGGCCAACAAATCCGATCTCATTACCGAGGCCGATCTGTTTTATCTCGCACTCGCTTATATGCTTATCCGTGTCCAGCAGGGCAAACACCCGCTGACCTACCTTGCACGGCAGGACGATCACGCGCCCCTTCTGATCTGCCACAGCCAGCTCCCGCAGGCGGGCAATCGGCAGGCCCTCGAACTCCATAATCTGTGCGACTGCCTTGCCCATGAGCGCCGCTTCCAATGCCTCGATCTGCTCCGGTGTCCGTTTGGTGTCCTCATACTGTTTGAGCCGCTCCCAGACCTGCTTTTGGCTGCAACCATCCTTGTATGGGCACGTTGGATACCCGCACCGCGCAATCTCGCAGAAGTTGCCCTCAAAGGTCAGCCGTTCCATCGTCAAATCTCCTTTCCATCAACACTTCTTACACAACGTTTCCCGCAATATTTGCTGTAGGTGTGCTCGATGTGTGCCCCTATGCTAAAAAGAAAATCCGGCAAAAACCGCACTTCGTCCGCCACGTCGATCATTGCAAAGCAGATTCGCATATAGTCCTTCGGTTCCATGCCCTCCGGCAGCGTGGCCGGATTGAGCACGATGTGCCCCTGCGCCTCTATCTGGCGCTGTGCATCTGCAAATTTCGCCCGATAATCCGGGTCGCCGGTGATCTTCCCGGCTATGTAAATTTTCATTGTGTCACCTCCATCTGCTCTATCAGTTCGCACAATCCGTCTGTTGTATCGTTACCATAGATGAGTTCTTCATAGCCGTACCCGCTTCCGTCGCTCAGCATTTCCACGTCTACACCGTTCCGTTCCAACCATAGCCCCACCTCGCGGTCGAGTTTGGCTGCCAAACCCGCGTAGAGTGCAATCTGGTGCATTTTCTTTCGGATGTATTTCGGTACTTTCATCTCACCACTCCATCAGCGCCCGTTCAGCTTCCTCAAGGTATTCATCCTTCGCTTCTGGTCGGCGCTCATTTCCAGGCATCCGCAGACACCATGCCCAGCAAACGGGAAATCCTCAGATTCACCGTTTGCGCACCGCCGCAGCGCCTTGATCAGTTCTTCCGGTTTCAAATTCATAGCAAATCCTCCCGAAATTCTTCTAACACTTCCTGCCCCGGCAATACGCCGTTTTCCATCCACCAGTTGAAAACATCCAAACCGTTTTCACAGCCGTATGTTTGCAAACATCGTATTTTACGTTCAATCAACATACGGTCAAACGCCCGGATATACGCCAGCCTGAACTTCGGGTACATCGCAAACTCCATCTTTCGGCATTTCCCAGCCATTGTGCAGCCGATGCACCCAACTCGGATGAACCCGAGCCTATAAAGCGGATTCATGCAGATCTTCTCAGTCTCCGCGTAGTCCCACACCTCCCTGTTGCCCCATCCAATAATCGGATTTACGACACGTTTGCCTTTCATTTGGCAATTTTCAAATTGCATCCGTGTTTCATCGTTGTCGTTCATCAGGATCAGCCGCTTCCCAACGTCTTTGTTCTGTACCTCGATCAGGCCGCGGCTTTTTTTGCGCTTTGCTGATTCGTCCCACCGAACGCCGGTGGCGATAAACCGACCTTTCCCGCCGCCCTCTTTGAGGATCGCGCAGCAGTAGCGGACAAGACGTGTCGGCGGCATGAGCTTCTGGGGGATCAGATTCCACATGGTGATCCGCTTCCCGTCCGGCTGGACATGCGCGTCGATAACGCACTTTACGCCCTTTTCTTCCAGTCGACGGAAGGTGTCCCACACATGGTAGACCGTTTCCGGCGCATCTGCCGTGGTCAAGGAATGCAAAACCTCGAACGGAATACCGCTGTTGATCGCCAGCCGGAGCAGCACGTCGCTATCTTTTCCTCCGGAGCATGTAATCACAAGCGGTTGCTTGTAGAGCTTCAAGCTCTGCGCCGACGCAAACCGCAGCGCCTCAAACGCGCTCTGTTCCAAGTCCATTACAGATCCTCCTACCAATATTCGTTGAATTTCTTCCCCGTGATAATCGGCCTGCACCACTCGCGTTGAAACCTTCGCCATGCGGCGTCCGTTTTTCCTTCTTCATCCCGGAAAAGCATTGCGTATGGTACAAACCCGGCCTGCATGGTCTGTGCCAGCCGCAGTTCCGCGTCCTCAAAACTGTCCCCATCATATCCAACAAGAACATAGCAGCACATGGTGTGGCTCTTTGGCCGGAACCCCGCAAGGCGTAGCTTTCGCCCCATCGCAACCAGAGGTTCCAGATCATCCTTTGTGTCGTATGCTGTGTAAAGCCGCTTTGGTTTTACCTCCCGCAGCAAATCCGCCTGCCATTGTTGAAGCAAGGACGGTTCCAGTCCTCCGGTGAAGATCGCCGGATGCTCCTGCCTCTTGAGCATTTCGCAGACCGCCCGGAAATGGTGTTCGGACGTTCCGAGAATGTTGTCGTCGAGGATGTTCCATCCGTTCACGATCGGCAGTTCTCGAATCACGCCATGTGCGCAGCGCGGAACCGAGCAGAACCAACATTCCTTCGTACAGCCGCGCGACGTGAAGATATAGCCGTCTCGGAGATACATTCCCGGCGTGAAATCACCCATGCGGTCATCAAATGCCGGGCCGCCTACTTCAACTGGCACGCCGATGATTTGCCACGCATAGTAAAGATCTTCTGCACGTGGAATGTCCCATGTGAAGGTTGTAGAGATGTGCACCGCTTCAACTTCAGCCTTGATACAATCTGCGATATTCTCGATTGTCGGTGCACCGAAGAACGCTAGCGTATCCGTAGGCGATGCAGCCGTCTTTCTTGGGAATACCCGCGCAATCCGATTCATTTCAGCAGCCCCATTCTTTTCAATCTCGCTACACTCCGTGCCCGCTTTTCCGCGTCCGCAGTGTAAGCGTTCCGGTCTCTTTCAACCACATTGGCCCGATATTCCGCCTGTTTTGCCGCCTGATAGGTCAGATACATCAGACATTTGGTGTGGCATCCCACTGTCCGCCTTGGGCCGTCCCTCTCACACGGCGGCTTCACGGCAATTCCTCCACATACCGCCAGCCCTGCGGCGGGCGGGTGATTGGCTTGGGTTTTACCTTGAACGCTACCTCTGCCTCATTTGGCACAGCGTAAAATTCCCGCAGTTCGCGCTGGGTGTCGTAAATTTTAAGATCATCGATCTGCATGCCGTATCCGTGCTCCGTGCCCAGATACTTGTATATGTCCTCGCGGGTGAGGCAGGCATCCACCGTCGCCCATTTGGGGGTCATGCAAAGCGGGGAGACCGTGCCGATCTTATTGCAAGTAAATTCCGCAACGACTTTCCCGTTGGCGGCCTCATATCCAAACGCCTCCGCCTGTTCGCGCTCACAGGCCGATTCCGCCGTAATAGCCGGAGCCCCTGCGTTGGCTTTCACCATGAGCGCCCCCTTTCCGCCTGCGGTACAGTAGATATAGCACTTAAACGGCACACCGCACTTCGGCACGGTCTTGCGGATTTCGACCGTTTTACTCCCGTTCAGGATCTTCCTTACCCACTCTGGGCGAATGCTGATTAAAACTGCTTTACTCATCCGTTTACCTCCACAACCTCATCCGCCCGCAACAGCACCTTTTTCCCGGCCCGCTCAAAGATGTAACCCGTGCTGTTATAGCTCTTCCGCTTCACTGCGTGGATCATCTCGCCCAGCTTTGGCCGCAGTTCCTTGTAGATCCGCGGAACCTTCACGCAGATCACCGTGACGGCAATGTTGTCGTCCTTGTACCATTCCTCCGAACACTGTTCGCTGCAAAAGGAATTGAAGATCGCGCCCTTGCGCGGAATTTCTTTCCCGCACTGCCTGCACTTCATGCTTCCCGGCCTCCTTCTCTGGCCGCTTCATACTCCATGTGATCCTGCACATAGGCGTGCAGATAGATGTTCAATACGTTCACGGCCTTTCGGATGATAGCATCCATCTCCTTTTTCCGCAGTGAAAAAATGCCCTTGACCGTAATTTCCGGTTCCAGTCCGCCCGTAATCACGATCTTTGTTTCTTCCGCTTTGTCTGCTTCATCAAACAAATTCTCCGGCCTTGTGACGACCATCCGTGGCGGATATTGATTGCACTTTGCCTCTGCCGCCAGATCCAAGTCTCCGCACAGCTCACTGAAATCTAAAAATTCTGCGTCGAATACATCCATGATTATTCCCATAGCCTCGTCCCCTTTATTTTTTCGCCCTCCCGGGCGTTTGGTATATGGTCATGCCACGGCGCGGTTCCCTTCGCGCCGTGGCAGCAGAGACGGCCCTCCCCCGTCTGCGCCCAGTGTTCCCAAAAATCCCGGGCGAGCCGCGCCTATCTGCGTCGCGCAGCTTCTCCTAGGAGGCCAGATGCCGTGCGCCGTGGATCTTCGGCGCATTGGATGACGTTCCTTTCCCGCACGTCTCACACGGGTTCATACGCTGCCCGGAGCATTGGGCCGTCTGACTTGTCCATGCTCCGGACGCGCAGCAAAAAGCCGGTTGATCCTTCGCAGGCCGCGAATGGCGGCGCGGCCTGCGCATACGCCCACAAAAAAATGTAGATCCGGCTCAGTTGCCAAATTCATTCGGGCGCGGTCTCGGCGCCCTCGGCGGCAAAATCTTCCGCCGCAGTCCGTCCTCGCACCTCGTCAGCGGCATAGCTTTCCGCCGCGCATACTCTGCTTGGTTCCAGCCGCAGTGCTCACATTGCAGGCCACACCCGGCTCCACCATCTTTCAGCATACATCTTTGCACTTGCTCCGCCAGATTCATCTTCAAACCTCCCGCACGTCGATCCCATACATCGACCGCATAAACTTCCTGTTTCGCAGATATTCCTTCGTCCGTGTCGGCCCGCTCTTCACGTCCTCCACGATCTTCTCTCCGGACACTTCCCGGATGTATGAAAAGTCCGCCGTGTACCGGATCGCGCGTACCCGCTCCCCGGTCTCCGTCACATAGGATTCCTGAATTGTGAATTGCGGCTGCAGCCGTAGATCGCGAATCTCCCCGGCGCGCAGCATCAGCAGCAGCTCGTCATATCGCCGCGCTTCCTTCTGGCTGTCAAAGTGAATCCCCCCGCGTTCCGCCTTCTGGTTCTGATACTTGGCCGCTTTCTTCTCCGGTGTCGGCATCTCCTGCGGCATCCCGCCAAGGATCTTCTTCGCGTACAGATCCCGCATCCCGGCGGGCATGTCCGCCATGCTGTCAAATCGCAATCCGCTCATGCTCGATCCTCCATCCGTTCCTCGACCCTATAAAGCTTCCCGCTCCGCAGCTGATAGATTCCACCAACTCGCAGATTCTTGCTCGGCCAGACGATGATTTCCGTCCGTTTGGCCTCTTTTTCGATCTCTGCCGAGTTTTTCAGCCATATGCGCCGGATTCTATATTGCATCTTGCCTTCTCCTTATCCGATCACCAGCTCCGGATCCATCCGCAGCATCGTCACTTTTGCCGTCTGGTGGTATTCCGGCCGCGTCCACTTGAAGCCCCAGTGCTTCGCCGCGAAAAACAGCGCCGCCGTCTCATCCGCGCACCGCACATCCACGGTCTGCCCTGCGTATTGCACGCGAAAGTATTTCTTTCCGGTGTATTCCGGCTGCCGGACGATCTCCGGCTTCTTCGGTCTGCGCGCCGCCGGCACCTCGTTATATCGCATCGCCGTCTTCCTCGCTGCCGCCCAGCGCATAGCCGAGGCACGCCACCGTCGCGAACGCAAGCAGCACGCCGCCCCAGTAAATCCCGAACCCAACGTAAAAGCCCATCGCCATAAAGCAGCCGCCGCTCGCGATCAGTGCCAGCCTCCGCAAGACCCGTACCCTCGCATTGTCATGTTCTTTTTTCGAGATCATACTTCATCCCGCTCCTTTTCCTTTTGTAAGTAATACCGCAGCTTGCCCAGCCGCGTCACGCTCTCCGCTGCCCGCTCCCGCAGCTCTTTCTTGTCGTGGAATAGCTCAATGGCCTCGGCCTCCGCAGCCTCCGCACAGATGATCGCGGCGATCAGATCGCCAAATTGTTGCTCATTCACCCGCAGCGTGTAGTGCATCAGCGTCCCTCTCTTTCTTCACATAGAACTCCACGCCCGGGAACATCGCCCGCAGATACCGCAGCTTCAGTTCCGTCGCCGCGATCCGCTTTTCCTCGAGCGTCAAATCGTCAAAGCGAACCAACTGCCCGTTTTTCGTCACATAGCTTTCCGTTCGGATCACCTGTTTTTTCCGCATCCTGCGTCCCTCCCTTTCCGTGTATTCTATTCCTCCGGAGCGATTACTGCTCCTTCCGCTCGCACATCAGCTTTGCCGCCGCAGCCACGCCCTGCATATAGGCAATCATGACCTCGATCTGCTGCGCGTTCATATGCTTCATCTCGTGCAGTACGCCCTCGACTTTCTTCTTCTGTTCTTCCGACATATCCCTCACCTCACTCGCTTCATTCCTTCTTGACACCTCCCGTCTGCATGGTAAAATACAGTCAAATGGAGGCGATCGCATGTTAGAGCATGTAACAGATTCCCGTTATATCCCGCTGGCCCTGCTCTCTGGCGTCGGCGGGCGTATGCAATTTGTTGACCTGATGAATCAGAGCATCTCGCTTTCCGGCCTCGATGCTGTCCAGACGAAAGTCCTTCTGCAAACCATGCGCGGCCAGCGTCTCATTTCCGGCAGCTTCTCATCTGGCTCCTACGTCCAGTTGGAGCAGTCCGGCGCGGAGCTTCTTGTCTCCCTCCAAAAGGAGGCGAAAGAGCGTCTACAACTCGCCGAGAAGGAAGCGAAACAGCATGCCGAGGAAGAACGTCAGAAGAAGTTTAGCAATGTGCTGGCAATAGCAGCGATATTTGAACATCTTATAGTCTTCATCCTCGGTGTCCTCGTTGAGCATCACACCCAGCTCTTCGCTTGGATCGCGTCTCTTTTTCATTGACTTCACCTCACTCTTGCAATTTGTTTCTGTACGTGATACGCTCCTTTTGAAAGGAGGTGACCGCTATGAACGAATCATTCAGCTTCGACGAGCTGAAATTAATGTACTCACTGACCCATGAGTGCATTTACATGAATAACCGCCAACTTGACAGTGATGCGTCTCTTTCCCCGGAGACCCGGAACGACATCATCGACGAGAATAAGATTGCTCGTCATTGCTGGCGCAAGCTACGTGCCGCCTTGGCATCCAAGTCCCCAGAGTTTCTTTCTGCCCTTGATGCGTCCCTGCCGTCTCTTGACTAAAATGCAGTGTAACCATCTGGCCGTCGTCCCGCTCCACCGGAACGGCGGCCCTTGCTTTCCGGAACATGTCATGCACCATCAGCCGCTTCCCGATCATTTCTCTCACCTCACTCGTTTTATTCCTTTTTACTTCTGACCCGCTCAAACGCAGCGCGCAGTCTTTCTTCCGCGCCCTCCGGTGTCCGTATTCCATTCAGAACCATCGTCACATACGCGGTCGACACGCCAAGTTCTTTGGCGACCTCCGCCCGGCTGATGTCTGCGTTGTGCATCTCTCCGATGAGTCTGCCCGTCCATTCTTCCGGCATTTTGTGCTGTCTCCTTCTGTTAATTTTGTTGACTTCACTTTGCAGCTATGGTACTCTGTTGTCATGCCCGCTGTGGCAATCTCAAAGGAGGTGGTCGTATGACCAAACTTTTGACCTTGCCCGTTCCAGACCGGAACCCCGGCGTCATGCGATAGGGCAAGGGGCAGAGCCATAACTGCCAAAGTGAAGCGGCGCGCCACAGAAGCATGAGAACCATTCATGTCTGCCATCGTCTTATCCGGTACAGCCACACAGGAACATACCCTGTATAAAAAATGGGCCGTATCACCACATGAAGAATGTGGGGCGTGGCGGTGCAGCGCGTTCTGGTAAAAAAACATGGAGGGAAATGCACGTATGATGGTTCCATGCGTGTGTTTTCTTTTTCCCCGCACGCTCTTCTCTTATCACTCGTTTTATTCCTTGCCATCCCGCGCCGCCCGTGCTATTTTGGTAGTGGAAGCGATGCGCAGGAGATTTTCATGGATATTCTTGATAAACTGAAATTGGAAATGCAGTATTCCGGTTCCATCGATAAACCCATTCCAATCTTCTGTCCTGTTCACGGCAGAACAGAAACGGTCTGGTTCAACTTCACGCAATCCCCCAAGCCTCCCGCCTATGAGTTCGCAACCTGTGACAACGCCAACAACAGCTTGCATTGTCTCGATTGCCGCTCCCGGGCGGAACGTATCTTCCGGCAGACTTACCCGCTCCTTCCTCTTTTGACTTCCTCTGATTGACGCCATTCCGACACGCAGCGCATCGCTTCCTCTGCCCTCTGCCCTTCAAGAAAGTCCTTCCGGTACGCACGGATCGTCTGCGCTTCTGTTCCCTCCCGGAATTCTGTCACCCAGCAGTTCAGATAATTCTGCGCGTCCTCGATGTCCTTCAGCGTCGCGTCCAACTCAGCTGCCGCTTCCAAGATCCGCTCGGCCAGCGTCAGCGCCTTCGGCGCGATCTCCCGCATACTTTCCTCGCGCATCCACTGCCGAGCCTCTATGTCCAGTACGTTCATTCCACTCTCACCTCGCTCGGTTCATTCCTTGGTTATACGTTAGCATATCTCAGAACCGTTGTCAAGCATAATTTTATTCCTTGGTTATATTTTTTCTTGACATTTCATTTCCGCTGTGTTACCTTGTGGCTAGAAGGTGGTGAAAAACTTGAATACAATCAACGATCGAATCGCTTATTTAATCAAAGACCTTGGTATCACAAAAACGAAATTTGCCGAAACCATCAACTTGAGCCAGCCGTTCGTGTCCGCCGTTTGTTCCGGTTCAAAAATGCCTAGTGACCGCACAATCTCGGATATCTGCCGGGAATTCAATGTTTCGCTTGCTTGGCTGGAAGACGGCGAAGGGGAAATGTATGTCCAGCGCAGTGAGAATGAGCGCATGGCCATGCTGTTCAACGACGTGCTGGCCGAAGCCGACGAATCCACCCGCAAACGCGGCATCGCCGCCGCCCTCGACATGCCCCCGGAGTTCTGGGACAACATTCTCGAATACGCGAAAAAAATCACCGGAAGCAAGTAAAATGCTTCCGGTGATTTTTACAAAAATGCTCATGGCTCTTGACGATTCTGTGATTCTTTTGTATTCTGAAATAAAGGAGGTATCAGTATGAGCAGATTTTTTAAGGAATTATTAGAAGTGCGTGCAGATCGCTGGCGATATTTGTTCGGCGTTGGCTCTGCGTGGTCTATCATAATTCCTGTTGTGATCGTAGCCGCAATTCTCATCAATGCGTATGCGGTCTCGAAGTATCAGTATGACAGCTCCGATTTGAAGGAAAGCTATTGGGACGGTTATAACGCTGCCGATTCCGAGCACGAAGGAGACTATGATTCCGGTTATAATTCTGGCTATGACGCCGGTTTCGAGGAAGGCTGCGAAATCGGCTATGACGAAGGGTACTCAAAAGCCAAATCGGATATGGCGAAAGGCACCTATAATCGCTTTGCAGAAGCGTTCACCGACGGCTATCATTCTGGATTCCAAGACGGCAGCGGAGATCATACCAGCGGCCTTATCAGCGAAAAGGAGTTTGTTTCCTGCGTAGAAGCGCTCCGGAGCGCTTGGGCATCCCGCCCAGCCGACTGACCGCAAGCGCCCGAAGCGGTGATTCGCTCCGGGCGTTTATTCTGACTTCACGATGTTCCGCATAAACCCAACAATGATGTACTTCTGCTCCGGCGTGGCCTGTTCCCATAGCTTCTGCATTTCCTCGTCTACGGTTTTCGACATTTTTTCCATTCCTTCGCCTTTCTCTTTCCAAAAAACATGGTCGATTTTTTGTGCAACATCCTAACTTGAATCGTTTCCAGATTCGTCCTATACTGGAAGTATCAAGGGATGCCCCGCCGCCATGTTCCCGGCGGCGGGACTTTTGGCCGCTGCAAGCGTGTGGGAGCTGCTTGCAGGTTTAGCCTACCACGAACGCACCAAATTTGTCGACCATCGGCCATGGGCTTCCGTGTCCATGTCCGTTGGGAAATCAATGAAAGAGGGAGAAAATTTGAAACAAGAACTATGGGAGCTATGCCGTGACAAGAAAGATTCCGCAAATCCGCGTATCACCAACCAGCAGCTGGCCGAGCGATCCGGCCTGTCCCAGAACGCCGTCGGGCAATATCTCCGCGGCGAAACGCCGAACGCGCCGCTCTCCACGTTTGGCCCGATCTGTAAAATGCTTGGCGTCTCCGTCGACGAATACCTCGGGATCGAGCATCCCGCTCCTTCCTCTGACGCTTTGCAGGCCGTCCGCTTGGAGCGCGATCACTACAAGCGTGAGATCGAGCTTTATAAGCGCTCCCTTCGCACGCACCGCATCGTCACTCTCATCCTCGTTCCCATCCTCGCCCTTGTCGTGATCTCGTTGGTCATCGATCTCCTCAACCCCTATGTCGGCTGGATTCGCGATACCATGTCCATTTTACGGGAGGTTCCCGTCTATGCCTGAACCACGCATTGCAGCCGCCTATGTCCGCGTCTCAACCGATGACCAGATGGAGCTGTCCCCGGATTCCCAGATGGAGAAGATCCGGGAATACGCCGCGAAGAACGGCCTGCTCCTGCTCTCAGAATACATCTTCCACGATGACGGCATTTCCGGCCGGGCTGCTGAAAAGCGCCCCGGCTTCCAGCAGATGATCGCCACCGCCAAAGACCCGTCACACCCCTTCGACGTTATCATCGTCTGGAAGTTCTCCCGCTTTGCCCGCAATCAAGAGGAATCCATTTTCTATAAATCCATCCTGCGCAGCAAGTGCAAGGTCGATGTGGTGTCCGTCTCCGAGCCGCTGATCGCCGGTCCCTTCGGCAGCCTGATCGAGCGGATCATTGAGTGGATGGACGAATTCTACTCCGTCCGCCTTGCGGAGGAAGTCAAGCGCTCCATGACCGTCAATGCAAAGAATGGCACCCTGCAAGCTATACCATCCTTCGGCTACCGCGTAGAAAACCGGCAGCTGGTCATCGTCCCGGAAGAAGCCGAGATCGTCCGGGAGATCTTCCGGCGCTTCATCTCCGGTGATGCCATGTTTCGCATCGCGAAAGATCTGAGTTCCCGTGGCATCCGCACGCACCGTGGGAATCCCTTTGAAAACCGTACCATTGATTATATCCTGAATAACCCCGTCTACCTCGGCAAGCTCCGCTGGACGCCGACCGGCAGGACATGCCGAAATTTCAAGAACGAGGACAGCATCATCGCCGACGCGCTGCACGAACCAATCATCGATGCCGAAACCTGGGGCGCGGCGCAGGCTCGCTGTGCCGAACTGAAAAAGTCCTATAAGCGCTACGGCAAGCCTTCCTCTGAGCGCAAGCACTGGCTGTGCGGTGTTGTCCGCTGCTCTACCTGCGGCGCGACGCTCATTTGGGTAAGTCCGCATTTTATGAAATGTAACAACTATGCGCACGGGCGCTGCACGACCGCCCAGCATATCGCCGTCGAGGCACTGGAAGAATCCTTCCTTGCCCAGCTTCAGCACGATTTGACGTTCGCGGAGTCTGTCGCTTGCGTTGTTCAAGCCGCAAAACCCGCTCATTCCGACCAGCGCTTGCAGCAGCAGCGTGCCCGTATCGTCTCCCGTATCGATCGCCTGCGTGAATCTTACTTAGACGGCGTCGAGACGCTGGAAACCTATAAAGCCGCCCGGCAGCAGATGCAAGCGCAGCTTGACGACCTCGACGCGCAAATCGCCGAATCCGCAGCCGTCCCCGTCGTCGATACCGCCGCGCTGCTTCGAAATGCCATCGCCGCAGTCCTTGAAACGCTCCGTAGTCCAACAGCCACCGTCGCGCAAAAGTACGAATCCGCTATGTCCATCATCGACCGCTGCACCTTCGACAAATCCCAGATGCTCCTCGCGATCTCTTATAAATTCATTTTCTGATGCCTTGATTGTAGCAAGATGGAGTATGGCCCACCATACTCCATCTTACTATAATAATTGAAATCACTTTCTCAGCACAACCCCATGATAATACCCGGCCATCTTCGCCTCCGGCCCTCCGGCGTCCTTATCCATGAGGAACGCTTTGGCAAGGTCGGCATAGAATTCCGGCCGGTCGAGGCCGTATTTCGCCGCCACGGAATAATAATCCGAGTACATCATGTTCATTGCCGCCCACCAGACGCAGGACTTCACGCTGACACCTGTGATATTGGCCACAGCATCCGTCTGGCCCATCGACCAGTGTGGGCCGGTCGTGCCGTCTTCGTTTTCCATCTTGGCCGTCCATGCCTTTGCGTCTTCCTCGGTAAAGCCTTCGGCCTCGTCGTGCCCGTCCATGCGGCGCAGCGCACAGATGGCGTCCGCGTACACCATAACTTCTTCCGCGCGCCCCAGCGTCACCGGACGCTCCATGATCTCATGCAGCTGCCGTTTCAGTTCTTCGATATAATGCTTCATTTTACGCCTCCTGAATGTATTTGTATAGACTGTCGAGGTCGTCCGCAGCAAAAGTTAGCTTGCCGATAAACGGAATCTTTATCGGGAGTTTTCGCCCATCGAGCCGTGGCCTTGCCTTATTATAGAGTCTGTCAATATCAACATCTCCGTGCTCATCCATAATCCGCATCGCTTTGATCCAAGGGTTATCTTTCAGCACAAGCAGTTGCTCTTTGCTGCCGTCTGCCAGCAAAGACAGCCCAACGCCTGCCACGAACGACCGCACCTCGTCCATATGTGGAGATGCTACCGTATCAAAAAAACGCAAAATTCCGCGCATGGCCTGATCTATTGTCACCATATTGGTTTACCTCCATTTTAAGGTGGGGCGGCAATAGCCGCCCCTTTTTGCTTAAGTCGTCGTGGTGGTCGTGGTCGGAGCCGTCCAGCTGTTATAACGCTGCATCGGTTCCGGGCAGACGTTGTTGATGGGGATCACCGTCTTGGTCAGGCCCGACAGCGTAGCCAGCTCGTTCTGCATACAGGACAGGTTCGCCACGGTCTGCGCGTTGACGACACGCTGCTGGCACAGCTGCTCTTCGACGCTACGAAGTCGCCCATCCGTGTACTTGTACATTTCGAGCATCTTCTGATCCGTGTACGTGTTCGCATCGCGGAGCTTTACTTCCGTTTCCAGCTCTGCGATTCGTGCCGCCTGAGACGCCTCATAGCGGCTTACGAGATGGTTGTCGCTGTTGCTTGCAGCCATCGCCGCTGCAGCCGGATTCGCGCCCCAGCCGCCGAACAGGTTGCTCAGACCGCCGCCAAACACGCCGAGGCCCGTGCCGATCGCGCCGAGCGTAACGCCGAGATTCCCCTTGCCGTTGCTTGCGTATTCCATAAAATTCCCTCCGAAAAATGTAGTGAACTGGCCAGTTCCTACGTTCAGTATGATGGAAAAGTCCGTCACAAAACAGCCAACGTTCGGGCCAGAAAAAGGCCAAAAAAGGCACAAAAAAGAGGCAGACACAGCGCATGCCGTGTCTGCCTGTTTACATGTGCGCGGAAAGTGCGTCCGTGCACCGCTTGATGATGTTTTTTGTACCGTTGAGGGAAAGTCCCTCATGCTCTGCGATCCGTTCCTGCGTCCATCCGTCGCAGAGGTATCGCCGCATGATGTCTCGGTACGAATCTTTTAGAATCCATTCAGAGATCAAACGCTCCCACTCGCTGCGCGGCAAGTCTGGCCAGCCGCGCCGCATCGTTTAGCCTCCTTTGTGATTCAGAATCGGGATATTCCCCTTATTCGACACATCCAGATCGAGCGCCTTTGCAATATCGCGAATTTTGATGTAATTCGTGCCGTCCTTTAAGATCCGTTCGACCTCGATCTCCTTGCCGTCAATGATCATCTTTGCCTTTGTTACCACTTCGTCCACCTCCTCCAAGAGCTTCTTAAAGTCCGCCCATTTCTTTTCGTCAATCA